TTCGGCTTCTGCTTCCGCTTTTGCTCTTTGAGTTTCCCGTTGCGCCAATTCTTCGGTGTTCATTTCGCGTTCGATTATTTCACCTGTTGTTGCGTTATGTTCTTTAATGGTTGTCATTATGAAACTCCGTAAAGTGTGTAAGTACCTGCGTCCCATGTGCCTGAAAATGGCTGAATTTGAATTGAGGTAACTGCATTTGAAGTGTTTTGCCAAGTCCCTGTAAAAAATGACGCGGAATCTCCAATGTCGTTATCTTTGTAGGCTGCTTGCGTGCTAAAACTTCTTTGAGTGCCAGTCGTTGCATAATCAAAAATTGTAAGCCAAAAAGTGCCTTGCGCGTTAGCGGGATTCATGTTGCGTGATTTTCCTATTGGGTAAATTCCGTCATAATAAGACCTTAAAACTGCTTGACCGTCAATGCCATTTGTTTGCATTGACCCGTCAGAATTTAAAAGTAGTTGCGGATAAGTTGCAGACGAGGGACTAACTCCCGTGCAAATTAAATACAAATTTTTGTAACTTCCGCTAATTGAAGTAATTGAAACGCTTGAACCTGAAAGCGAACCAGTTGCAAGTTGTGTCATTCCACCAGCGGCAGCGGTAGCGTATTTTAATCCTGTTGCCGTGCTCGTATCTACCGTCAAAACCTGTCCGTTTGTTCCTAGTGCAAGACGTGCTGGGGTTGATGTACCAGTTGCGGCATAAATGTCACCCTTTGTTGTTAAGGTTGCTTTTTGCGTCGCCGCGTCCGCGTTGGTCTTCATTTGTGTGTCAACTGCCTGTCCAAAAACCTCAAAATCTGCTGGCAAGTCTGTGACTAAATCAGTCGGCGTCGGCATTTGAAACGAATAATTCGTGGTCGGATTTGCCAATTGTTTTCCTTTCCTTAGGCGACTATTGTCGCATTTTCCCAGTCAAGTGTCGGCGACACGCTATTCCAAGATTCGGTAATTGGTACGTCGTCCCATGCCATTGCCTGTAATGAGTAAGCAAGCGGTGACAACAACAAGGTAACTGAAAGTTGATTGTAGGACGCCTGAAACGACCAGCCTTCGACGAAGCCTTGAAACGTGCCGCTGCTCATGTTGAGTGGCAGATTGTTTAGGGCAATGGCTTCACCCATAAAGACCGAAATAAGGTTGTCGCGGTCTGCGTCGTCCACCTCTGGATTTGTCAGGTCAAATGTGATTTCGCTAAAAATAGGTTGCGGATTGGCGCGAAGGTCTAAGTAAAACGCCGCCTGTGCCGTGGCGTCTGTAGCGTCGTGCAAGGTCGTGTTGATGATCTGTGCAAGGTTGCCGTAAGTAGCAATTGAAACTGGGTCGCTGGCTGAAACCTCATTGTTTGAATTAGCACCGTATCTAATTGTTACCGCATTGCGTACGTCGCCAACGCGTGTGTCAATACGCAGACCCGCTGCCCTTGCATGGTTAGCGTCAAGTTCGACATAACCGTTTGCTGCTAAATAAGTTGAGCGGTGCGTACTGTCTGCATAACTAATTCGACCCTGTGCGTCCTCGTAAATGTAGCCAAGACCAGACGTTGCAAGTGCTGCAACCAATGTGTATGCGTCAATTGGGTCGCCTGATCTAGCTGCCAAATCATAATTTCCGGGGCGGTCAATTTCGCCAAGTCCAGTGTTGCCAGCGTTTGCCCATGTTTCTGTTGGGTTATACGTCGCCCAAGTTAAAGCCCCAGGAACGGACTGCCATTGTGAAAGCAAAATTTCCTGCAAGACGTCAAAAATTTGATCGCCGTCAAAATCGCGTGGCAAGTTGTCTTCAAAAATAAACTTGGGCAAACGTGCCAATGCCCCAAGTGCCGTGATCGAATAGGTCTGCGTAAATGTTGTTGAACCCACGTCACGCACTTGCAAACCAATGTCAACAACATTGCCGCCAAAAATTGGAATGAATGTGTTTGACGTGTCTTTAATGGAAACGCCAATTGTTGAATTGATTGAAACGGGAACTGCGGTTTGTGCAATGTCGATCAATTCAAGATTGACGTAACCCGCTTGGGCTTGCTCATAAATGTTTGTGCGCCCGCTGCGAATAGTTAGGTTTGCCAAAACCGCGTCGGTGTATTCGACGCCGTCGATTTCAACCAGCCAAATTGGATTCCACTGCGTCATGCAACACCCTGAATGTTAGACCCGCCACCTGTTCCGCGATAGTAGGAATTGTTTAAAGTGTCCACGATCGTGCGGGCAGTGCCTTCCCTGTCAATTGCGCCGTTGACTGTGACGTTTATTGTTGGTGCTGAAGCAGCCATGATTCCTGCAAGAGTGTTCGTATTAACGCCCGACGTACCAAACGCAAAAGGTCGATTGGAAGCGGCTTCAATGCCAGCAAGGGTTGTCGTTCCACTGGTGAAATTGTCAAACGCTCCCGCAATGTTCGTGATCGCGTCGTTTGCCTTTTTTGCCACGACTGCGACTGCATTCGTGCCAGTAACACCAGTGCCACTAATTTTTGTGCCCGTGACACCCGTGCCAGTGATACCCGTGCCAGTAATACTCGTACCGCTAATTTTTGTGCCCGTGACACCCGTGTTGCTACTAAATGGCTGACCGTTTGGCAATGTACCTGAAAAACCAGTGCTGCCAGTCGCGCCCAGTGAAGCGGTGGAAACGTCGCCGCTGCTTGCCAATGCGTTGGCAGCTGCTAAAACACTTGCTGCAAGTGCAACCGCACCGACGCCCAACAATGGATTCAGCGCAAACGCCGAAGCAACACCAGCAACAATTGCCGAAGCCTTCAATAAATTGTAAGCCTTAATCAAACTCGTAATTAAAACAATTGTGCCTTGAACGGCGGCGGCAATTTTGGAAACAACAAAAACTGTTGCTAAGACCGCTGAAACTGCCAGTAATTCCTCTTTTAAGCCAACAACAATTTCTATAACTTTTCTGACGCGTTCACCCCAAGCACGGGCAGACAATTCGGATTCGGTAAGACTTTCGTTGACGCCGTCCTTACCCGTCAAACCGTTTGCAAATTGTTTAATTAACGGAATGATGTTTTCTGAAAATGCAGTTGCCAATTCAAGAACGATCGGCAGCAATGCTTCGCCAATGACCAGTTTGGTGTTTTCTAACTCAGCACTCAGAATTTTAGTCTGGTTGGCTAGACCGTCTGACGTGCGGGCAAAATCTCCCTGCGCGGCGGTCGTCTGTTCGTAGATAACCTTTTGAGCAGCCAAAACCTTTTGTTGCGGTGTAAGAGCGTTTTTCGTCGTGCTAATCAAGCCTAATTCAAGGGCTGCATTTTTAAGCGTTGCGTCGTCTAGTAAAACACCAAATTTACGCAACGGTTCGGCTTCGCCGCGAAGGGCTGAACCAATAGCATTGATTGCTTCGTCTTGGCTGACGTTGTTAAACGAAGCAAGGTCGGCAGCCAATGAAACGAAGCCTGTTGAAAATTCCGTAAGTGCCTGACCACTAAGCCCTGCCGACTTGCCGAAAATAGCAAAATTGGCAGCTGCGTCCAATGCCTGTTGTTTTGTTTGTCCTAGTGACTGAGCAGCACCGTCGGCAAACTTTTCAATTTCCTTAGCCGAATCACCAAACAAGACGCCAACTTTTGAAATGGTTTCGCCTAGATCGGAAGCGGCTTTGATTGAATCAATTGCCAGTTTGCCAGCAAACACGACCGCCGCAGCGGTTGCCACTTTAAACGCGGTTGTTATCTTGTCACTGAAGCCCTGCAATTTTCCCGTAAAACTGGAAACGTCTTGCTCACCAGTTTTTAAAGATTTATTGAGTTTGTCAACGTCTGCCAAAATGGAAAGTTTAAGCGTGCGACTTCTATCCGCCATTAGTTAAACTCCTTCACTATTTCGTCAAACGATTGTTCCCAGCGTTTTACGATTTCAGGCTGCACGCTTCGAAGCGTTGGGTAAATGAACCAACCCCGCGAACCGCGACCTTCACGACCCGACCAAACTGGGAATTGCTTATAGCGGTTTGAACCGAATTCGTAACCGCCCCACAATTGCTGGGTTGTTCCGCCGCCGCTTAACTTTTGACTAGCAAAACCAAAAGAGATTTCACCAATTTTTGAAGACTTTGAAACCTTTGAACCTTGTGCAATTTTTGGCGCAACCCTATTCCTAGAATTTGACGCTGCACTAATAATTCTGCCACGAACAAAATCAGCAAGTTTTGAAGTTTGCGTTCGGGCTTGATTAGTCGCTTCCTCGTCCATTGCTTTGAAAGAACGGAGAATGGCGCGCAATTCTGCTTTGTCATAACTGATTGCTTCAGTTGCCATTTCCCCGCCTCTCCAGAATTTCAATAACCGTCAGAATGTCCTCGGCACTTTCGAAGTCATTTGGGTGTAGCCCTGTTTGCAAGGCTACTTCCCAAACTATTCTGCTGAGACTTCCGACTGGGTAACTTTTGGGTTTGCCTCACCAACACTCACGTCAGCAATGGTTTCAGTCCAAACGTCTAACGTCTTGATTGGCTTACCAGCTGCTTCGCGCTTCATTGCATAATAAGCAAGGAAAATAAGATCAGAAATTCCGATTTTTTCTTGCGCCTGTGCAATTGTGTTGCCTGTGTGCTTTTCCCAACGAACCCACTCAGGGGGAGCAGCAACAAACGTTGCTTGCTCTCCACTGGTGAACTCGATCGTAATTGGTAGTTTCATTTTGTCTCCCGATTGTTTATGTTAGAACGCTTCGGCTGGTGTGCCGATAACGGTGAAGGATAGTGACACGGTCTGCGCGTCTGGTGCAGTACCGCCCGCGCTTGGAAACGCTGGCAAAATTTGGAATGTGAAAACCGCACCGCTTGCAGCAGTCAACACTGTTGAAATTCCTGTGTTCGGTGCTGATTCGGTTGCGTTCCATAGACCTTCGCACAATGAACCAGTTGCGCCCCAGTCTGCAAGCATTTCGACGTCGAACGAGAACTGGTCATCAATGTGACGGTAGACCTTGCCGTCTAAAGTTTGATAGGTTTCAATAGTTGGGCTATTGGATAGAACTGCGCTTGTTGCTTGGGCGTCGTAATTATTGCCACCAATAGTAAAGGTGACGTCGCGCCCAGTTATTACTGTTGTTGGCATTTTTACTCCTTATGTCGTTTGTGTGTA